CGTCGACGCAATCGAGGTCGGCAAGAACGTGCTGACGGTCAGTGCGTCGTTCGACTTCGCCGGGGTGTTCTCCGAATACCAGGTGCTCGGCCAGCGCAGCGGCACCGACGACAGCTTCGGCGCCCAGGCGGCCGAGGTGTCGGCCACGGTCCGCGATGACCGCACGGCGCGCCGCCGGGTGCACATCATTCACCAGACCGGCCAGATGACTGACGAGCTGGCCCAGAGCCGGGCCAACTGGGAGCGTGGCAACCGCATGGGCAAGGCCTTGCAGGCGACCTACACGGTGCAGGGCTGGCGGCAGTCCAACGGTGCGCTGTGGCGGCACAACAGCCTGGTGCGGGTGATCGACCCGCTGATCGGGTTTGACCGCGACATGCTGATCGCCGAGGTCACCTACTCACTCAACGACAAGGGCACGGTCACCACCCTGGTGGTCGGCCCTCCCGAAGGTTTCGAGCCTGAGCCCGCCGACCCGCTCAAGCGGCGCAAGCTGAAGAAGGGCCGAAAGGGCGACAGCTTCGAATACCTGCTGCCAGAGGACTGGGACAAGCAATGACGATCCTGACACGCATGCTCGTGCGCGGCACCGTGGTGCTGGCCGCCGCGACCCACAAACTGCAGGCGCTGCAAATGCGCCTGACCGCCGGGGAAATCAAGGATGGCCTGGAGCACTTCGAGCCCTATGGCTTCACCAGCCATCCCTTGCCCGGCGCCGAGGGCATTGCCGCCTTCCTTGGCGGTGATCGCTCGCACGGCATCGTACTGGCCGTGGCCGATCGCCGTTACCGCCTGCAGGCGCTGGAGGCCGGTGAGGTGGCGCTCTACACCGACGAAGGCGACAAGGTGCACCTCAAACGTGGTCGGATCATCGACATCGAGACCGACACGCTGAACATCAAGGCCACCACGGCGGTGAATTTCGACACGCCAGAAATCACCCAGAGCGGGCGGATTGTCTCCCTGGGCGATCAGGTGGCCGGTGGTGTCAGCCAGATTGAGCATGTGCATGGGGGCGTGCTGAGCGGTGGTGGCCAGACCGAGCCCCCGGCAGGCGGTGCTCCATGATCCTCAGTGACAGTGAAAAGTCCCTGGTGCGCACCGTGGTCATCAGCCTGTTCACCTGGCGCCGCGCCGGCCCAGACGACCCCGTTGATGACGAAGAACGCTACGGCTGGTGGGGCGACAGTTTCCCCCGAGTGGCCGATGACCGCATCGGCTCGCGCCTGTGGCTGCTGCGCCGGGTCAAGCTGACCGAGCGGACCCAGCGCGATGCCGAGTACTACGCTGCCGAGGCCCTGCGCTGGCTGATCGATGACGGCCAGGTGCTCAAGGTGACGATCGCCAGTGAGCGGGCCGACAGCAGCCGCCTGAACCTGCGCGTGGTGCTGACGCTGCTCAGCGGCCACCCGCTGATCATTGAACCCGACCAACTCTGGCAGGTGAACTATGCCGTTTGATACCCCCACGCTGCCCGCGTTGATCAGCCGCGTTCAGGCCGACCTCGGCAGCAATGCCCTGCGTCATTCCGATGCCCAGGTGCTGGCCCGCGCATTGAGCGCCGCTGCGTTTGGGCTGTATGGCTACCTGGACTGGGTCGCCGAGCAGATCCTGCCCGACAGCGCCGATGAGGAAACCCTGGAGCGCATGGCCGCCATCCGCCTGAGCGCGCCGCGTAAACCCGCGCAACCCGCGACTGGGCCGGTTGGTTTTACTGCTGCGCTGGGGGCGGTGCTCGCCATCAACACCGTGCTGCAGGCCAGTGACGGGCGCTCCTACCGGGTGACCGCTGATGTCACCACCGTGGCCGGGGCCAACACCGCCACGGTCGAAGCCCTGGACGGTGGCCCGCTGGGCAATGCCGCTACCGGCCTGAGCCTGAACCTGGTGCAGCCGGTTGAGGGCATTGCCAGTGTGTTTACCGTGCTGGCCCCGGGCCTGGTTGGCGGGATCGCCGAGGAAAGCCTGGAGGCCCTGCGCGGCCGGGTGATTCGTTCTTACCGAGTCATCCCGCACGGCGGCTCGGCGGACGACTACGAAACCTGGGCGTTGGAATGCCCGGGCATCACCCGAGCCTGGTGTCGGGGTAACTACCTGGGGGCCGGCACGGTCGCGTTGTTCGTGATGCGCGACAACGACGCAGACCCCATCCCCAATCCCACGCAGTTGGCCGAGGTGAAGGCCTATGTCGAGGTACGCCGGCCGGTGACGGCGGAGCTGTATGTGTTTGCGCCGGTCCCGGTGCCGGTGGTCTACAGCGTGCGCCTGAAGCCCGACAGTACCGCCGTGCGGGCCTCGGTCGAAGCCAAGCTGCTGGACCTGCATGCCCGTGAGGCGGGCCTGGGTGACACGCTGCTGATCAGTCATATCCGCGAAACCATCAGTGGCGCGAACGGCGAACATGACCATGTTCTGGTCTCGCCTGCGGCTGATGTGGTGCCCGCGGCCAATCAATTGCTGACCTATGGGGGCTGCGTATGGTTGCCCTGAGAACGCCCGAGCAGTACCGCGAGCAATTGCAGGCCTTGTTGCCAGTTGGTCCTGCCTGGGATCCGGAGCTGGCCCCCGAGATCGATGCAATCCTTGGCGGCATGGCGACCGAGCTTGCCCGAATTGAAGGTCGCGTGGTCGACCTGGTCGGCGAGATGGATCCGGCCACTACCGCCGAACTGCTCGGCGACTGGGAGCGCGTGGCGGGCTTGCCCGACAAATGTGCTGGCACGCTGGAGACCACGGTGCAGGGCCGGCGCAATGCGCTGCTGGCCAAGCTGAACGCCACTGGCGGCCAGTCGAAGGCGTATTTCATCGCGCTTGCGGCCGCGCTTGGCTACCAGATCACGATTGAAGAATTCCACCCGTTCCAAGCTGGCCGGGCGGCAGCGGGCGACATCCTTACCAACGGCGGCTGGCGGTTCACCTGGCGCGTGCATGCCCCTGAAGTCACGGTGATCCCGTTTCGTGCGGGTCGGTCGGCTGCGGGCGAGCAGTTGCGCGCCTGGGGCAACGATACGCTGGTGTGCAAGCTCAGGCAGCTCGCCCCGGCGCACACAGTGGTGCTGTTTGCCTATGGCAACTCGTCGCTGGACCTGCTGTTCACCTCTGGCACCTACCTCGTCAAGCAGCAGGCGCAGCCATTCAGCAGCGTCGTCAACTTCACCCGGGCTTCGACTGGGTCGTACCTGGATGCGGCCGGGGTGCTGCAGACCGCCGCCATTGATGCGCCGCGATTCGAGTTCAGTGCTGCAGGTGCGCCGCTGGGCCTGCTGTTCGAGCAGCAGCGGACGAACCTTGCATTGCAGTCTGCAGACTTTGGCAACGCAGCCTGGAGCAAGAGCGGTGTCACCATTGCCCCGAGCGCAGTCGTGGCGCCGGACGGGACGTTGGCCAGCAAAATGGTCGAGAGCGTTGCGAACGCCACCCACGGCCTTAGCCAGGCGGGCAAGGTGGTGACGGGCAACACCAAGTACTGCCGTTACGTGTTCGCCAAGGCCGACGGCAGTGGGCGCCTCCTGTACTTGGAGACGGACAGCTTCGCCCAGTGGGTGAACAGTGGTAGTGCCAGGTTCAACCTCGACAACGGCACTATCGACAACGCATCCCCCGGTCTTGATGGCGTCGGAATTCAACCATACCCGAACGGCTGGTACCTCTGCTGGCTCACGGCAACCACCATTGCCAGTCCTGTCGCGGTTCCGTTTGATATTCAGCTGGCCACGTCAGGAAGTCCCAGCTACGCCGGCGATGGGGTTTCCGGTGCATACATATGGGGCGCCCAGCTTGAAGCTGGTGATGGTCCTAGCTCATACATCCCAACACTTGCCGCGCCCGTAACCCGGGCAGCTGACCTTGCTCATGTCCCGGCAGCGGGGTGGCTGCAGAGCGGTGAAGGCACTCTGTTTGCCGAAATCGGTTACTCGTCGGTGCCCGTACCTGGCGTCACTGAAGTGATCGGCGCCACGCTCGGCACTACCAGTACGGTAGGGCGGGTAGTGCTCTCCCTGGCGAATGCCAACCTGCGCGCTGGTGGCCATACCGTTACAGATGCAAACGCCACGGTGTTTGTCTCCACATTGGGTGAAGTTGTACTGCCTGGGCAAGTAGTCAAACAAGCGATTGTTTACGGCCAGAACTACTTCCAGTTTTCTACAGCTGGGCTCGCCAGCGCATTGGACACGGCTGGTGAGCTGCCGACGATTGATCGCCTTGTATTGGGCGCTCGAGGCATAGCCAACAATCATGTGCAGGGTCATTTGCGCCGCATCAGGTATTACCCACGTCGCTTGAGTGAATCTGAACTAATTTCCCTCACCACTCCTTAGGAAAAGTCATGCATAGAATCGATGGCCCTGGCGCCACAGTTGACAACAAATTCACTGACGGCGATCCCGTCGGTGGCGTGCAAGCAACGACCGTGACTGACGATTGGCTGAATGCGGTCCAGGAAGAAATCCTGGCGGTGCTGGCGGCTGCCGGTATCACTCCAGTGAAGGCCAACAATGCCCAGCTGGTGGCGGCGATTCGTGGTCTTTCCGGTAGCGTCAAGTTCACCTCGGTGGGCGTGACACCCTGGGTGGTGCCGGCTGGCGTAACCCGGGTATTCGTCAAGGTCATCGGTGGCGGCGGCGGTGGCGGAAAACGCCAAGCTCTCGCTGCTTTGGGCGCAGGCGGTGGCGCTGGAGGTGGTGGTTATGCTGAAGGCTGGGTGACGGTCACCCCCGGTGCAACCATTAGCATCACGGTTGGCGCTGGTGGCGCTGGAGCTACCGTAAGCAATACGTCGGGCGCAAATGGTGGCACATCAAGCTTTGGTGCATTCATGAGCGCTACCGGTGGCGGCGGAGGCGGCGTGACCAGTGGCGCGGGTGGCGGGGTCGGCACTGGTGGCAGCCGAAACACGTCTCTCGGCCCTGGCACGTCTGGTATTTCTTTCTCAAACTCCGGGGGTACTGATAACGGACTTGCTGGCGGCGGCGGCGGCCCGGGCGGGGCTCAAATCACCTATAGCTCTGGCAGCGCTGCTGCCAACGGCAACAATGGAATTGGTCCAGGCGGTGGCGGCGGCGGTGCCGTATTTGGTGGGAATGGCGGCTCGGGTGCCGATGGTTACGTTGAGGTGGAGTGGTGATATGACGATCTGGGCATTGATTGAAAACAAGCAGGTAGTGGAGCTCACCGACATTGATCCGGAGGGGCGTTTCCATCCCAGCATGCGCTGGCTGGCGGCGCCTGAAGGTGTGCAAGTCGGGTGGCTGCATGACGAGGAGAATGGCTTTGGTGAGCCGGCACCAGTAGTGATGCCGCCACCGACTCGCGAAGAGATCGAGTTGGCGCGGCTGATTGCCTATTCCGATCCTGTCTCAGGCAGTGACCGCTTCTTCGCTGAATCGGCCAGGATGCAGGCCATGGGCGAGCAGGGCTGGGAAGCGGTGCGGGATGAGGGAGTAGCCCGCTATCAGGAAATCCAGGCCAGCCATCCATGGGGAGATTCGGATGCCCATCAATGAGCAGCAGCTGCTGCAGACCCTCCCTAAAGCCCGCCCAGTCGTGGGCATTTTTTTGTCTGCACTGAACCGAGCCATGGCGCGCTACAAGATCGACAGCCGGGTGCGCCAGGCGGCGTTTCTTGCCCAGGTCGGGCATGAGTCCGGCCACCTGCGGAACCTGGTCGAGAACCTGAACTACGGCGCCGAGGGTCTGGCCGCCACCTGGCCCAGTCGGTACCGCGGCGCCGACGGTAAGCCGAACGCGAAGGCAATCAGCTTGGCGCGTAAGCCGGAAGCGATCGCCAACGATGCCTATGCCGGCCGCAACGGCAACATTCACCCTGGCGACGGCTGGGACTTTCGCGGGCGCGGCCTGCTGCAGGTCACCGGCCGGGCGAACTATGCCGCCGCCGGTGTTGGGCTGGGCCTGCCACTGGAAGACCAGCCGCAACTGCTCGAGCAGCCGGAGCACGCCGCGATGTCCGCTGCCTGGTGGTGGGCGAAGCACGGCCTGAACGAGCTGGCCGATGCCGGCCGCTTCCAGGACATCGGCAGCATCATCAACACCGGCAAGCTTGGCCGGGTGCCGCACGGGGCCGCTGAGCGCAAGGCGCTGTATGACCTGGCGCTGAAGGTGTTGGCGTGATCGGTGCGGCCGCGGGTGTCAAGGTGTGGATGGTGCTCGCCATTGGGACATCCCTGATGGCTTTAGGAGCTTGGGCAGCCTGGGCATGGCAGGAGAATCACCACCAGGCCGAGTTGACCGAGCAGGCAGCGACTTTTCAGCGCGAGCGAGAGGCGTCAGCTCTGGCTGTTATCGCATGGCAGGAGGCGGAGAAGGGCAGGCGTCAGGCGCTGGAAGAGCGCCTTCAGGTGGTAGACGAGACCCACTTCAAGGAATTTAGTGATGCACAGAAAAATATTTCGCGCCTGCGCGATCGGCTTGCTACTTCTGATCTCCGGCTGTCAGTCCTGCTCGCCGCCCCGGGTGGTGGCGGTGGGGTGCCGGCCCCCGCCGAAGCCGGCAGCGTGGTTCATGGAGCCGCGCGAGCCGAACTTGACCCGCCGGCTGCTCGACGAATTGTCTCCATCACCGGAGACGGGGACCAAGGACTGATCGCGCTGCAGGCGTGCCAGGCGTATGTGCGGGAAGTTGCCAACTATACTTCAGCTGAATAGCGAGCCGGGGTGTTCCGTGGACCTGACAGAGATGATTCGAGAGGGCGATGAGCTCTTACAGAAAGCCCTTGAGGCAGCTCTGAGGTACCGTGAAGCCAAAGGTTCCTCTGCTCCTGCCAGCGAAGTGGAGCGCCTGCGTGTAGAAGCTGAGTCTTCAATCTGGGCTGTCGCTGAATACCATTTACGTTCGCTTGGCGGTTCTGCTCGCACACTACACTGACCGCGGGTCAACGCTGGG